TCTTTCCCAGCTATGTCTCCGTATCTTGGTTTATTATCTGGAATAAAATCTATATCTTTTTCTATAACTTCAAACCTATCTTCTCTTGTAAACAATTCTATCCATTTTAATGACGAAAACTGAGACTTATGTAACTCTAAACCCCTTAAAGTCTTATATCTACTAGCCGCGTGGTTTAAATCATCCCTATTAGCTTCCCGCTGTAAAGCTATAGATAACACCAAATAGTGAGTTGCTACTCTATAAAATTCTTCTATTACTTTATCAACTTCTCTTGGTCTAATATGTTCTATTGTATCTGTAGAAAATATTATATGAAATGAATTATCTTCAAATGGTATAGTAACCGCCGAACCAGTTACACAAGTAGTTAAACGTCTTTTTTCACAATATTCTATAGCTCTCGGTGCGGGGTCTATTCCCCAAGCATCGTAACCCATTCTACATAACGAATCAACGGCTGTTCCGTTAGAACATCCTACATCCAATAAAGTTACAGAACCACTTGGTGAGTATATTGACCCCGACTCTACACTATTTTTAAAATCTAATATAGTATCTGTTTGCATTTCACCTCTTATAATGGGAAGTGAACAACACGTATCTTTATCGTGGTAACTACTACCTTTATATAACTTATTATATGTTACTCTGTACCAATCGTATTTAGGCATTTGGTCTCAATTTCTCCCGAACTTTAATTTCACTATCTGTTACTATTTTTTTATCTGTACCCAACATATCCAACACCTTATCACATCTCTTTCTCAACATATCCATAGCAAACACCTCTAAACTTGAACTATGGTCTGTTCCCCACATACTATGGTCTAATGTTATATGTCTTTCAATTACTCTGGCCCCTAACGTAATAGCTATAAGTGGTGGTTCTAAGTATTTCTCATGACCAGAATAACCTACTGGACAATGATATCTATCTTGTAATGTATTAATAACTCGTAAATTCAATTCATTCTCAGGAGCTGGGTATGTAGAATTACAATGTAATAACATAAAATCATGATGAAAATAATCCCTAAGTGCGTAATAAACATAACCACCTTTCAATGTTTCAACGGTTTTGTCGATTTCCTCTAAGGTACTCATACCAGTACTCAAAATTAAAAACTTTCCAGTTTCAGTCGCAGCATTAATTAAATCTAAATCTGTAAGTAAAGCCGATGGTATTTTAATAAAAGGAACATCATACTGACTCATAAACTCTAAACTATCCATATCCCAAACCGATGCTGTCCAATCTATAGATTTCTCTTTACAGTACTTATCTATATAATCATACTCTTCCTTACCAAACTCAACTCTATGTTTATATTCAAGATAAGTCATAGTTCCCCAAGGTGTCTCTCTCATAACTCCCTTTTGTTTCTCAGGAATACAAACATCTGGATTTCTCTTTTGAAACTTTACACAATCCCAATTACTCGCAAAAGAAGCATCAATAAGTTTCTTAGCTATTTGTAAATCACCATTATGATTTATACCTACCTCAGCTATAAAATAAGGTTCATCTAAGTTATAAAAATCTACCATGCTGTCCAACCCCCATCCACCGTAAAAGTAGTTCCTGTTGTATATGTAGAATTTTCAGAACACAAGTAATCTAATAAACCATTTAATTCATTAACTTTCATCATTCTACCTAAAGGAACTCTTTCACTATACCTTTCTTTAAATTCTTTTGTCTGATTAAATTCTACTCCACCAGGAATAACACAATTCACTCTAAAGTGGGGAGCTAAGTGTGTAGCCAAATGTCTTGTAAGTTGTATAACTCCAGCCTTAGACACTCCGTAACCTATATGTTTCTCTTCACCCCCACCATAAAGTCTTTTATCTGGTGATACCACACCATAATGAGATGAAAAGTTAACTATAGTTCCCTGTGCATTCATAAGAGCAAACTGTCTACATACAGAAAACAATGTTGTTAAGTTCGCTCGTAAATAATCATCAAAACTTTTTAAATCAATACTATACAAACTCGTAGAAGTTTTTTCATCTGTAATATGATGTTGTAATGCAAACAAATTAATAACATATTTCACAGGATTTTCCATGAACCATTCCTTAACAAAATTCTCATCTGTTAAATCGTGTCCCAACTTCAAGTCCAATCTAAATACTTCATCACCATTACGTTCAAAATAAGAAGATACCTCTCTACCAATTAAACCTTCAGAACCAGTTATTACTATCTTTCTCATTTATCAAAATGTTCTATTGTATTTCTAAGAGCATACAACTGAATATTCCTTTCTAATTCATTTGCTTGGTTAGTTGTAAATTGCATCAAATTCTTTTGTAGTTTTTCAGCTACTGGAACATCACCCCACCCTATATCTTTAAACGCTGGTTCTCTATTTTGAGTTTTCCACGCCGCATAAATACCATCACCATCAAGTTCTATATATTTCTTCCTAAATGCCTGCCACGGTATTCCATACTTCTCACCTTCATATAAAGCTGTAAATGTATAATAAGAATGTTTATATCCTTCTGGAGTTTTCTGAGGTATCAATAACTTAGTACCTGTATCTTTTATAACTTCCTCATAACCCAATCCCATTTGTATTCTTTTCTCACAAAACTCATCTATATTCTCTGTCTGTGCAAGAGCCACAGCTGCACACAACTCAGGCATTCTATAATTGTATGCCATAACATTATGTCGTTCCCAATTTGGGTCTTGAAATTTATCTCTTGATATTCTAACCTTACCACTACCCGCTGTAATATTCTTAAACCCCACACCACCAAACTGTCTCATTCTTTTAGCAAATACTTTATTATTTGTTGTTACTATACCACCATCCCCACTAGACAAATGTTTAGAATTTTCAAAACTCCAACTACCTACATCACCAATGGTTCCTGCTAACCTATTATGATTATCAGTAGCTAAAAAACATTGAGCACAATCTTCAACAATATGGATTTTTCTGTGGTAAATAATCTTCAATAGTTTTTCCATATCACACATCAAACCATAAATATGAACAGGCATTATAGCTTTTGTTTTACCTGTTATTTTATCTTCTACATCATCCATATCCATCAAAAAAGTATCTTCTCTAACATCAGCAAATACAGGTGTAGCTCCAGTTTGCCATACAGAAAATCCACACATAGCTGGAGTAAGAGCGGGAACTATAACTTCATCACCCTCACCGACTCCAAATGATTCCAAAGCCGTATGTAATGTAGAAGTTCCCGAATTAAAACCTATGGCATATTTTTGATTATGTTTCTCAGCAAATAAAGTTTCTAACCTTTCTATCATGGCTCCAGTTTCACTTGCTCCAAACCCATTATCTAAAACTTCACTCAAATACTTTTTCTCATTACCAGTAAATCTCCAACCTTTATTTTTTCTTACATCTATAGTTTTAGACTCCTGTAAAGACTTCCACTTTTTTTCTAAGTACGCGTTATATTGTACAATATCCCTATTCAAATTTAAGTAATCTGTTATCTCTGTAAAACTCATACGGTTATGACCAAAGTAAGATATTACTTTATCAAAAAACTTGAAGTCATCTGCGTAATCTAAAGTCATTCTAACTTGTGGTCGTTTATACACATCAGGTACATTTTGTAATTCTTCAACTTGAAAAAGGTCAGTATCTTCAAAGTATACCCACATCATTTCAGTGTCATCTCTAGTTTTAATAGCACAAACCTTTTCCAAAGCATCTCTCTTAATACCATAAGTAAAAGCACCCACAGCTAAACCTGAACTTTTAATAAAATCAGTATTTGTTCTTTTATACTGCTTTAAAGCTAACTCTATTAAGTGTGGGTCACAAAATAAATCATCACCATCTACTGTTACAAAGAAATCAACATCATAAGTTTTACAAGCTAACAACCATCTTTTTAATTTATCTTTCTCACTTCCTCTAATATAATCAATACCATTTCGTACAGCTATTTCACATAAAACATCATCCTCTTTTTTCATTGTAGTACATAAAACTATATTATCTATACCTGGTATCATACCATCAGAATAACCACGTAACATTCTATCTATCAAATGTTCTATAGTTGATTTACCTTTTATTTCTAATAAAGCTTTATTCTTCAATCTAGAAGAATTTGTTCTAACTGTAATAAAGACGGATTTATTCACTAAAAAACTCTCTGTTATTTTTCGTCCACTCAACAATAGCCGGTAGTTGACCTTCCAAAGTTCTTTTTGGTACCCAACCTAAACTTCTTAATTTAGTACTTACTGAATTATAACTCGGGTCTTGGGACGGTCTATCCTCTACATACTCTACAACTTCATCAAAGTTTTTATTCATAACTTCACAAATCATCTTAGTAACTTGAAGTATAGAATATTCCTCATCAGTTGTTACGTTATAAATGTTTCTATTATGACCTACATCCATCACTAATTCAACAGCATCCACAAAATCCTCTACGTGTAAAAAATTTCTTAATTGTGAACCATCCCCGTGTACTGGTAATTTTTTATTATCTAACAAAAGAGATATAAATTTTGTTACTAACTTATCTGGAAATTGCTTTAGTCCGTATGCATTATTTAATCTCACCGACTTCCAATTAAGACCATAACTATAACCATAGGAATGTAACAAAGATTCTCCAGCAGCTTTAGTAAATGAATAAGGGTTGGTGGGTAATGTCATAGAATCTTCATGTAACACTTCACCTGTACCTATAACTTCGTCAGTACTTAAATGTATCAACGGTATATCACAATCTATACAAAATCTACTAAGATGGTGTAGTCCTAAAATGTTAATTCTTATAAAATCTTTTGGTCTATCAAATGATTCATCAACGTGAGTCTCAGCTGCAGAGTTAATAACCAAATCAAAATTTCTTCCAATTCTTCTCATAGTCACCCAAGACCTACCATCTTCTATACTGAAAGGCCAAATAACAACATCAGTATCAATTCTATCTATAGATGAAGTATGACCTAAATTATCATAAATCTGAACATCGTGTCCATTATCACAAAATCTATTTACTATATGAGAACCTACAAACCCAGCTCCACCTGTTATTAATACTTTCATTATTCTTCCTCTACATTATCTAAATTTTTAAATAAATTGTACCAATATTCTCCAAGATTTTCATACGTGTATTTAGTTGCGTATTGTTCTCGTATATTAGTATTTATTTCCATGTTCAATTTATCAAAATTTGTTAATATATAATCTATCTTTTCCTCCAAATCAGAAAAATCATATTCAGTTCCAATATATGTCACTCCTTCTTCATATATGGTAGGTATAGTTTTTACTTTTGATTGTTCTGGTTTCAGTATAATAGTTCCATACTGCATACACTCGAAATCACGAAAACATATTTCTCCCATACCAAACGGCGACAATGAAATCTTTGAATTCCACAAATTTTTAATATACTCCTCAAAAGGTAATCTATCGTATATCATATTATATTTTTGTTTTAACGGTTCTAACATTTCCCATAAACCATTTCTATGAGCTGTATAAAAATGGTCATTCCTTGAAGTGTGGTCTTCGTTGTACTTATGTTTACCTTGAAATATAGCACACACATCTACACCTTTACTCTCATTTATAGGTTGAAATTGTCTATAACCTGGTACTAAATAACCTATATTCCAACCACTAAATTTTATACGATTCCATCTATCTTCAGGAATATCGTAACTTAAATCTAAATCACTCCCACTACCCCAAAACCATTTATTATGAACATACGGTACTTTATATTCCTCACGTGTTCCCAACATTTGATTTTTAAAAAGATATATAGCGTCGGACTGTTCAAAAACTTCATATGCTCCCATTAAAGAAGTAGAATCAGTACCTTCAAATAAAAAATAATCTCCACTAATTTTGGAGAGATTATTTAACCCGTACTCTATACTTTCAGTTAAAGAAACTTTTTTATTCATGAAATCATGCATTCCGATAAACAAATAATCGAAGTCATCAGACTCCGTGATTTCAATACTATAATCTTTTAGAACATCTTTAGCAAAGAATAATGGTCTAAAAGTAGGTTCATTTCTTCCTTGAAATGGGTTTGGTATTTTTATTTTTATCAAATTGTAACCTAGTCATTTATTGCAAAATTTAATTCAAAAAATTCTTTACACAACTTTACAGCATAATGGTGTTGTCTTAAAGATGTTTTATCAGGCATATCTAAAATACTTAAACCTTCACGTACTGTTTCTTTAAGTAATTGTGCATGTACGTCATCCTGATGACCTTCATAATTTAACTCAATACCATCTTCATTTTTATACTTTTCCATTATGACTCCTTTGAATAATTCTTTTGGGTATCAACAAAAGTATTTTTTACTTCATTTATTATTTCCCCATATAGATTATTTTGTAATTCTTGTTTTTCTATATTTTTATGGTGATATAAACAAAATTCCTCTTTATGTGGAAGTTGAGAAATAACATCACAACCAACTATATTTTCATGAACACGACTTGCCCACTTAATGTCTTCGGTGTTTCTAAAAATTCTCGCTTGTGGATCTGGAAAATTAATCCATCCTTTATCATTTACTCTCCAATTCCATTCTACTATATGTTCGTGTGTTAAACCATCAACTGTATTAATTCTAGGTACCCAAATCAAATCTACGTTATCATTACTTTCTAAAATTTGATGTAGATTTGTAATTAAAAACTCACTTGGCATTTCATCAGCATCTAAATGAAATATATAATCACCAGTACACATTTCCTTAGCATAATTCTTTTGAGCTGCGAAATCTCTTTGTAACTCACGTCTTTGCCACACAGTAACATAACCATCATCATAAAACTTGTTTAATACTTCTTCCATTTCTTCAACAGAAAAATCATCTAGAACAATAATTTCATCTTCTTCTTTTTTATGTTCGTAAACAAACGGTATTAATTGTTTAACCTCTTCAACTTCATTGTGAGTTGTTATAGCGTAACTAATCTTCATCTTCCGTCTCCACTATTTTTTCATCATATAAATAATCTACTAATTTTGGTGTTTTAATATCTCTCAAATTAAACGTTCTATATACATCAGCTCGTCTTGCTACTCTTCTTATTTTCTGTCTATAAAACTTCTCATTTACTCCTCTACCTTCAGGAATTAAAACTCTAAAATAACTCATTTTTTTTATTTCATCTTGAACAATACCTGGTGTACCTATACTTCTAATTAATCTTTTGAATAAAGGTAAGGATAAATTATTCAAACTCAATGCATGTACTTTCTGTTCACTCATCTTTGCTTGAACTGGCCATATACTTAATACCAATGCCATATAATTACCTGACTGCTGTTTCCCCTCATATCTAAAGAATATAATATCACCTTTCCTTATAGCCCGTTTAGCTATCGGCATTCTTTTATTAATTCGTTTTCTATGTATTCCTAAGAAGGTCATTGAATATCCCTAGTAATTCCCATATCCTTACAAGCTTGTAAAAATTCATACTTACCATAAGTAGTAGCATTTTCTACATCCAACATACTTTCGTACCCCTCATATTTATCCAACTTATTTTTTGGTATCTCAATTACTTGAGCGTACTTCCAAGACCAGTCACTTATATTACCCTCTGGATAAATTATACCACGTTTTCCCATATTCAAAACAGCTGGAAACCATACTATATTCCTTTCATCATCTACAAAACTTAAATCTCTTACTAATTGTGGTGAACTATCTAAAGATGTTTTTAATTCGTCACTGTCTACTATATACCATGAATTACTCATAAACCCACAACTAAAACACAAAAACGAACTAAAATCGTCTTGTACTTCTTCAAAACATCTATCAATATCTTGACATACGGGACAATCAACTACTCTTTCCATAATTTTCTTTTCCTTAAAGGAATATCCTTATTCTTCAATGTAACTAAATAATAATCCAAAGAGTCACAGCACTTTTTCCAAACAGGTTTCAATTTATGTCGGTAATCACTATTTTCCTCACAATATTCTTTTACTAACCGTCTATCACCCGCTTTACCTTTAAATAAACCACCTGCTGGTCTAGCTTCAAGGTCATACCCACATACCTTACACCTACCGTCTACTAAATTTTTATTAATTATCATCTACATTTACTTTTTTTAATTTTGGTAACCTAACTTTAGTGTTAGTATCTGTAACCTTCTTAAGTTTAGGTAAATTTAATGACACTTCCTTTGGTGTTTTTGGAATATATCTATCAAGTATTTCCTCAAATACTTTAGTCATATTAGTATGAGAAAATTTACCACTATTAATTTTACCTTGTTCAGTAGCGTTAAACTTGTAGGTTTTATAATTTTTATACACATTCATTAACACCTTAGAACTATTAGGATAATTCACAGTAAACCATTCTGCCCCTTCTGTCCAAATATTTCTTGGAAACGCTTCTCTAGGTGTTTTATTCATTTCACCACCCAACAATACTGATAATTTCGGGTCAAGAAAATCTACATGACCACTCCAACTAGAAGTTATAACGGGTTTCTCACTAAATGTAGCTTCTAACAAAGGTCTACCAAATCCTTCTCCGTGTGTAAATGAAACATGAGCTTTAACTTTCGGATGATTATATAAACCATTCATTTCTGTATCAGATAAATCTCCATGTAAAAAATAAATATTAGGTAACTTCTTACCAGATACAGTTTCTTTAATTTGTTTTATTTTACTTTCTATATCCTCTCTATCCATTACACAAAAAGTAGCTCCACTTGTTTTTAATATCAAAGCTGGTTGTTGTACCTTATCCTTAAAAGTTTCAAGAAATGTTTTCACTAACATTCCAGTATCTTTTCTATCATTACCAATCCTACCCTGTAACCAATGACCAACATAAAGAAAACAAAAAGTTTCAGGTATACTCTTTAACTCATAATGTAGTGATTTTTCTATCTCATCTGTTTTCTTATAAATATTAGTGTCTGCCCCTTCAAATAAAACTTCTATCGGTTTTTCTAATCTTATTTCTCCGAGTGGTCTGTTAGAATCCTTTTCATGTTTCTGATAAACACAACCTTCTAATACTTTTTTTGTAAATTTTGAAGGAACTATATTCAAATCCATTCTATTCATACCCTCAATCCAGTCTGGTGGACACGCTGTAGTTTCTATACCAGCTGTAATACCTATATTATATTTTCCCAACTGCATAAACTCATTAGGTACAACTATATGTACATGAATATCTGGTTGTCTCGGTAATTTATTATCGGTAAGTCTATCAATTATTAAACTATCTGCTTCGTCTTGCATATTCAGTGCATTCATTGGTGTATTACCCCACCTAACTGGATATACTTTAATATCAAATTTGTCCATTTGTATTAATGAACGTACCAAATCCCTACTATGAGAACCATAACCAGACCTTGTTGCCACTGGGGCTGTAACTAACATCAAAGGTTTATCACTCATAACTTACTCCTATACCTTATACAATGAATATCTTTTACGAGGTTTCCACGTTTCAAAAGCCGTGTCCATAGATTTCATAAATCTTTTACACATCAATTTTGCTGTCATTCCAACTTCTTCTAAGTGCATCCACTCTCTACCCAATTCACCACACCTCGTTCTTTCTTCACTACCAAGGTCATACCAATATTTTATAGCCTCTGCTGCTTCATCCCACCTACACCTGTCATCAAATATATAAGGTGTCGGCATAGAACCTTGTAATGAACGAGTACGAGGCCATACTGGTTTGACCCACTCACCGTGAGTTAAATCAGGATTATTCTCCCATTCCTTATCATTATGTAATGAATGAACCCAACTATAATCATTTTCATCTAAATGTTTTCCTTTATATTTGAATCCACATTGGTCTTGTAATCCACCAGTAACATTTACTATAATAGGTGTCCCTGTCATCAATGACTCTGCCGTTCCTAAACCAAACCCTTCATTAGAAGCTATGTTAATAGTTACATCAGCTATATTATATAAAAAGTTCATTTCCTTAAAATCTAACCTATCATCTGAAAAGTATACATTTCTATTTGGACAAATAGCTTCTACTACAACTGGTAAGTCTGTACCATTTTCATCTCGTGGTTGTGTATGCATTAACAATGCACATTTATCAGCTTCTTCTTCTGATAATGTATTACAGAAAGTATGAAACGCAAGTATTACATCACTTGTCATTTTTCTTCTAATATTTCTATTATTGTAGTATAAAACAAAATCGTATTTATTACCATCAAACTTTTGTTTTCTAAATTCTTCAAATTCTCCCCACCCACTATGTAATTCAGTTAATGGAAAATATAAATCATCATTTATACCGTGAGGGACATAAGTAACCTGCCAATCTTCTGGTGGATACTTTGTCCAAACATTCTTAACTATATTAACCGTTTGTTTAGAAATATTCATAATTAAATCACTCGACTCGTAATAAAATTCATTATATTGAGGATAAGGTAAATCATCCCATACATTATAATAAAAAATAGGAACATGTTGTCTTATTTCATGTTCCATTTCATATAACCATTGCCAAAATCTTGGGTCTGTATAATGCATAATAGCGTCTGGTTGTTCTCTGACTATCATCTGTCTTAGTAATTCCTGACTACCATATCCACTAATAGGATAAATAGTCAAACTAGCATCCTTGACACCAGTTTCCTCTCTAGCAGCATCATTCATATCTACTACGTTACCATCCTCTGGATGTTTAATAGCTCCACCAACCTGTACCCAATCGTATTGATGTATTGTTCCCATAACCATTTCTTTTGTCATAGTACCAACACCAGAGGACATACGAAGATCATCTGAAAAAATTAAAATTTTCTTTTTAGACATAATAACCTCTTTCTTTTAAAAATTAATCGTGCAATAACTCTTTTTTAACTTCTTCTTTATGAACACTCTTTTTTATGACACTCAAGTGTTCTTCCATTTTAACCAATATTCTATGTATGTCGTATAATACTCTCTCAACATTTTTATTATTTGGCATACTACCTGTATTCTTCATAATCTACTACCACTCGGTTTAAGTGCGTCATATTTTTCTATTTTTTTTCTGAACTTATCATCTCTTACATACAAATCCATAGAGCGATTGACAAGTTTTTGTAACGTAAATTCTCCGTCTAGATTTCTACCTTTAAATTGTTTATATAAGTCAATTAATATTTTGACTGTAGTTAATTTTACTTCCATAATAATTCCATATATATGTATATATAAATATCTATTTTAATTAATAATAACCGATTTTTTATTTAACTCTCCCACGTGTTTAAGAGTGTTCAAAGTACCATTAGATTTAATACCTTTTGGTATAAAAGCTACAACATAATCAGAATAATCTGCTATTTCTTTATTCCTTTTAAAATAATTGTATACACTATATGGTTTACTATAGTTATACTTTTCTGTAATACAATGTTGATTGTAATTATAATGAGCTGGTGGAAACTCCACATATTTCATATCAAATTCAAGAGCATATTTCTTAGCTAACTTATCTGCTCCTAATCTCTGTCCACCACTCACAATTTCTACTTCTTTTCCATACTTTTCTTTTAATTTAAAAACAAAATTCTTTATTTTTTGTTTGTCTGTATATTTTCTACTACCTACTATACCCACTTTAATCTTCATAATCATTTCTCTTTTGTATTCTCTTGGGTGGTTTAGGTGATGTACAAAACTTAGCTGCTCTATTAAACTCATTCAATGACTCTAAGAATGCATCAAAATTATTTTCTTTATACACATATTGAAATCTATTGTGTCCCTTTCCTTTATAATAAAATGGTACTATATCAAACCACGTAAATTCATTCGGACCTGTAGAAGAGTTTGCTTTAACAAGAGTTTTGTAACGTAATTTACTTTCCCATTTTTTTAAAAACCTACGAAGTTCCTTTGCTTCTATTTCATTTTTTTCATACCATAACTTTAACAAAAATGGTTTTGCTAAATCTTCATATATTTCATTTATTTTTTCTATAATAATACTTTCTTTAGAACCAATAAATTCACTAAGTTTCATTCTTAAACTCAATTTAATATATCCCATATCAAGCCTTCCTATCACATAAATCTGGTCTATCTTTATACTCACAAAAACGACAATTTTTGGTCGTTGGTACTTTATTATAAATATGCTCTGTATTATATTCCCCTTCAACAAAACATTCGTCTGTAAACTCTTTTAATCTACTTATAACTCTATTAATACTCGGAGTTCCACTTGCTGGTACAAATAACTGAATTCTCTTTTGAGGGAACTTAGCATTTTCATACAACTTTCTTTTTAGAATAAAAAATTCAACTTCAATTTTATCCATTGGGTGATTAAATTGTTTAGAATAAAATTGTTTATATAACAGTAATTGATTACTTTTTGACCTATCTTTCTTGGCCCACTTATTCCAACCCATTGTCGAAGTTTTAATATCTATAATTTTTATAACATCTCTAATAGTATCTTTTAATATAATATCTAAATATCCTTTAAAACATATACCATTACCCATATCATAATCAAGAGGTGTTTCTATCCCTACCAATTCATAACCACGTTTAGAAAAATATTGACCACGTTTCTTTTTTAAAAAATCTAATATTAGACACCCGTGTTCATAAAACTCAGCCATATCTTTCTGAGTAGTAATTTCAGTAGGATCATTTTTATATTGAACTCTTTCATCCATAATACTCAAATAATTTTCTTTCATACGAGTCAACAACATAGTTTTTAATGGTAACATATCAGCTTTTTTAGCTGTTTCAGAATACATCGTTGTAATATATTCCTGTACAACTTCGTGCATCGAAGTTCCAAATAACGTATATATATTATCAGTAAATTCTCTGAGATTTTCTATATAATTTAATTTCCAACGCCACGGACATTTGTCCCATATTGAAAATTGACTATAACTTATTTTTTTCATTAATCCATCCACTTTCCGTCGTGAATTAAATGTTACATTCTATGTTTTAAAATTTCCCACATCAAACCTAAATAAGACTTAGATTTATAAATACCAGCTTTACATTTGAACATATACATTACTTACCCCATTTTCCATTTCTAACAATCCTTGCCATAGTACTATAATTTGTTAAATCCTGAAACGAATCCTTAACAGTTTCAGAAATTCCTTCTCTATCCTGTCTCACCACAAGATTAACTAATCTATTAACTTTATCATTTATCCTTACAACCAAACCCGTAGTTGACAATTTGATATCCTCTTCTCGTTCTAAATTAGTTCCCATTGCTATATTTGATGGACCATAATCACTCTGTTTCTGACAAAACAATTCATAATCTTCACGTTGTAATCTCCTAAACTCCTCTGTCATTACTGGGTAATTCTTTTCTAAATAATTTGTGGGTGATATTTTAACTGTATCAACGGTTTTCTTTTTGTTACTTTCTTTTATTACTTTAACCATTTGTTTATTTCCTTTTTATCATTACCATACATTTCTAAAATACTTCTCAATTCATCTTTATTTATTGTATAATACAACTCTACCATTTCCTGAGCTTCTTGTAAACCTACCTCAAAATATCTACCAACAACTTCTAACATTTCTTTTGGAAAATCCATCTCTTTCTTTTTCTTAACATAACGAAGCCATTGTTTCTTTTTAGGGATTACATCAACATACAACTTGTATAAATCTTTTGGTTTCAATGTATACTTTTGAACTTGATTTACAAACCCAATCCATTCCGTTTTCATAGATAAAAATCTATGAACCATGTAATTAGACCAAGATTTTTTATCTTCGTCTGAAACCTCATCCCAATAATTAGGATTTTGAACTCCCGTTATTTGATTTACGTGGTCGAACAGACTCTTCTTTTTTACCGAAGATTGATTCCCACTTTTTTTCCCATTCATCTTGACTTATTCCTATTCTAGGTGCATCTCCCTTTCCTGCTTCAGATTTTTTAGTAAAAAGTGAATCACTTTTTGGTTCTGGTTTCTTTTCTTCTTTTTTCTTTTCAGTTTTCTTCTTCTTCAAGTCCTAATCCACTACCTTCTAAAAATTTTTCAGCTACCTTACCACAATTACCACAACTATAAACTTGTACTGGAATTAAAGTTTCCTGTCCAGTTGGTGATACTAGTGCTGATAATCTTTTTAATACAAATGAATTAATAAATAAATAATTATCACAACTATTACATTTAATAGTTTCTGCATCTCTTAAATCTACTTTAACTTGTGCCTGTGGTAATGGCTTCATTGGTTTTGTACTCATTATTTTATCTCCTGTAATAATTCTATTAACATAGCCATAGCGTTGATTTCTTTATCTACAACCTGACTATCACTCAGTTCATATTTTGCTATTATCAAAATACATTCTGCTACATGACCAGACCCATATTCATCAACCTTATCATATAACAATCTAAATAAATCAGCATAATCTCTTACTCTATTATCTGTAAGTAATTGTCTGATACCTTTAAAAGCATCTTTCTTATCTTGTATTTTTAATATTTCTAATAGTTTTAATTTATAATCATTTTGTAATATACTCTCAGTATCCAAAACAAGTTTACCATTTACAACATTTCTTTGGGATGTATTTATTACTCTACGAATATCTGGATAATTACTATCTACTATAACCTTAATATCTTCCAACTCATATTCAACATTTTCATTTTTAAGAATATTATCAACCAAGTGTCGAGCCACTTCCATTCTTGTTAATGGTTCTATGTGGAATGACTGACACCTACTCTGTATTGGTTCAATTATACGCTCGACGTAATTACAAGTTAAAATAAACCTACAATGTCTACTGAAGGTTTCCATTAGATTCCTTAAAGCAGCTTGTGCATTAGGAGTTATATAGTCACACTCGTCGAGCGTAATTATTTTTAAATCTTTGAATCCTACTGAGGAGGCGAAGTTTTTTATTTTAGTTCTTACTGTCTCTATGTTATTTTCATCAGAAGCATTGATGTACAAATGATCACATTCAATTTGTTTCGTCAGAATTTTAGCGAGAGTGGTCTTACCTGTACCAGCCTTCCCGTATAGTAAAAGATGTGGTAAGTCACCACTCTCTAGATAAATAGACACTTTACTTTTGAGATGTTCGTTCCCAATGTAGGTATCTAATTTAGAAGGTCGGTACTTTTCAACCCATAAAGAGTGTTTCTTATAAATATTATCCCCAGAACTTTTCACTTTTCTTTCTCGTCTTGTATTTTCTTGTTGGACTTTTCAATCGTTTCTCGGCTATATCTATATATTCTTGATTTAATTCTATCCCAACCCATTTCTTATCCTGTTCCATAGCTACTTCTGCGGTTGTTCCACTACCAAAAAATGGGTCTAATACTATTCCAGAAGTAAATTCTACATCACAAGAACAAGTAGGTTCATAACCTTTGATAATTTTCTCCCCCTTACTCATCCCTTCTCTTTGACAATATTCTCTCAGTAAATCTTCATAAGCAGACGCTGGATTGTTAGGTCTAAATTGTGGTGCTATGACTTTAACTTTTCCCTGTTTTATATCTTCATTTAACTTCTTCTTTGCTATTTTTCTTCTCTCAGATGAGTCTGTTTTATTTTCAATTTTTAACTCTTTAGGATTACCACACTTACTACAAACGGTCTCTGGACACCCAGCATCTATGGGTGTTTCAATTAATTCTGGTGGAAAGGTAGCGAAGTGAGCCTCCGAAAATCCCTTTGTATTTATTGACCACACCGTTCTCTTGTTTCTACCCTCTTGTTTAGGTTGCATATTTCTTGTGCGGTAAGACACCGCGTACGGGCTGTTATCAACGTCTACCTTAGTATTTAGTGGCCTTTTTATTACTGGACCACCCCACCTATTCAGAGGTTTTAATGGCTCTAATTGTTGTTTAAAATAGTACTTTCTACTCTTAGTGAAGAAGAATAATTTCTCAAAATCTACTGTAAATCTATCTACAGCACTACTTGGCATACAACTTGGTTTGTGCCATATAATTTCATTTCTTAATGTCCAACCACGATTAATCATTTCAATAGCAAATCTACTTGGTATTTGTGTAAGTGTTTTTGTTGGTAAAAGTCCCAAACCTCTAACTTTATTAGCTTTACTAATACCAGTAGATTTGATATATGTTTTTTTAGCCAATCTATCACCACTAAAAGCACTACCACTTTTTGTATAATATGTATCACCTATATTTACCCAACAACTACCTGACTTTTTAAGAACTCTTTTAACTTCATCAAATATATCACACAGATGTTTAACATACAAATTAAAATCTGGTTCAAGTCCTAGTTCACCTTTCCAGGCCCCACACGTTTTACAATTTTGAGAATTTGTAATATGGGGTTGTTTAATACCAACTACTTCATGTTTTGTCTCAACAACTTCACCACGATTTCCTCTACTTGGATGTAGTAAGTTCTCCCCCCAATCATGTTCACATTCACCTTCATAAAATTCATTATCCCATACTTGAGGATTGGTTCCATAATCCCTGAGACCCCAATACGGCGGTGATGTAACACACATATCTATACTTTCATCTGGAAATGTTTTTAGAACTTCTAACGAATGTCCTTGATAGATTTTGTTAGTCAACATCTGCAACTGCTACTAAGTAATATGTTGCATCGTAATTATCAATTTTAAAATTGATACGAGCTAAACCTTCTGAACTAATTTCAAGTGTGGCTGTTTCACATTCCTTATTAGCAATAAGTACGTTCTTAAACAACTCAGCATTGAATGAAACATTCTCTATTTCTTCATATGTTTCCGTTTCTACTGGTAATGTAACTCTATTAGTATTAATATTAGAATGTCCAATAACCACCTTAACATCATCATTTGTTAATACAGTAAATGTATCTGTATCCTGTAAAGCTGTCTTACCTACGACAAACTTTTTTATGAAATCAGTATCCACTTTTATCTTTACTTCAAACTCGGGTACTCTTTTCATTTCGGGTGGTTTATTAATAACCGACAAGTCTGACAACATAAAATTCACAGATGCTTTATTATCACTTAACATTAAAGACACTGCTTTGTTGTCTATGACATTTAATCTTAATTGTATATCATCTGAAAGAACAGACAACAATCTCAAGAACTGGTCAGTATCATAGACTCCCATATCAACATCTTCAAAAGTCCAATTATCGAGAATTACTTTACCAAGTAAAGATTTATCCCTTGATACAAAACGTGTACTCAAAGAATTATCTTTACTATTAAGAACAACAGAACTTGTGTTGCCTCCAAGATGGTATTTCTCAATGAATCTGGTTAACGTAGATTTATTCATTATAACTTCTCCTTAATGTAACCATATATACATATATATAGAATAACCTAAAATCAAAAAAATCTTTCTATCGAATGTTCTTTATCCACAGGAGTTCCCCATTTCATAGTTTCATAGAACATATCTATTTTCTTTTTTAATACTTGATTAAATATTTTATCGTGATTTATATATTTCTTAATATAATCTGTTATTTCAATTGGGTCTTCGTGTCCTTTATAAGCCAATGTATTAATACCCAACGGATTTTGTTTTAAATACACCCACCTAATCTTATCACCATTACTTATAAAAGAATATTTTTTATCTCGGTTATAATACCTAAGTAAATCATTGTATGCCATCGCGGATTTAACATGAATAGGAGTTGCTTTTTTATATGAAGTCATAACTGAGTTTCCTGTATCTCCTTTCTCTATAAACTTATCTATACGTTTTACTCCTGTCGGCATAGAAATTTCATCAAACCCCATTTTCTTCATACCATTTTTAAAACCAACTATTGTTTCATCAATTTTATCTTTTGGTACATTCATCAATATATCTTCCAAAACTTTCTTTAATAAAGTTCTCATTGCTGTTGGAAAATTACTTCTTACTGTATCCAACCCCTTTACCAAAATTTTATCGGTTTTTACTCCGTTATCATTAATAACCTGCATACCATATCGTTTCTTGGTAATGAACAATCCACTCTTAGCTATTATCTCCTGTTTAATTTCAAACCGATGTTCACTTACATTACAAAATCTATTCGCAAAATGAATATACATATCATTAATAAACTCTTGAACTTCTGATGCTATCTCTAAAATTCTCTGAGTCATCATTACATCACTCATAGTTTTATCTTTGAATCTATTTTGTATTAATGGTAAAGCTGAAAAGAACACCGAGTCAGTATCAACATAAATACAGAAATCATCATTAGTTTCAAGTTCTTTATTATAAAAATGATTACCAATTTTCTTGGTATATTTTATAAGTAATTGACCCGTTGTAGTAACCGCTTCAGCATTATCAGTATCATAAAACCTAAAAATAGGTAGTCCCAACACTCCATACAGAGAATTTAATACAATCTTTTGAATATGTTGTCGTCTTTTAAAATACTCATACTTATCATTATCTCCCGCATCACCAAACTTCTTCATCAATTTTCTATATTCAACTCTCTTATCAAACCACGTAGTCAATACTGTAGGAATAAGACCTTTCTTATCATTTCTATATAAAATACCATTCGCTGAAATAGACACTTCATTCTTTCCAAAAAACTTCTGAAATTCTTCAGTCGTAAACTTACCACATTCCTTACCACCCATTTCAATAGTATAGGTTTTCTTAACTCCCTTTACATATTGCTTTGCATCCCACCCAATAACCTTTCCTATTTTTGTTTCGGGTGATATATTTAAACTCATAATAATACAGGGATACATAGATGTAACATCTAAATCATATACCCAATCGTGTTTACCTCGTTTTGGTTCTTGGACATAAGCTCCTATTATCTTTTCATCTCTACCTATAAGTTCTTTACCCTTCGGGTCTCTATTTGGTGCTATAACTCCAATTTTTTTAAGGTATGTTAATATAGCTCCTTCCAAATATCTACTTGAATACAAAATATCCTCATAAGGAACATGACCCAAATGACAAATACCACGAGCTATAGTAATAAAATCCAACTTATCATCTAACTTTTTAATAAGCTTAACGTCGTTAATATTATAATCAATAAATTTTTGTATATCTGTCTCATACAAATCATTTAATGTACCTTCATAACCTATCTTTGCATCACCCACTTCTTCCTTTGCTATATCATCTAATCTATATGATGATTTTTGTATGAATGTAAATCTTTTATATAGAATCAAATAATCCAAACAAGATACTCCAGCTATAATATATCTACTCTGCCAGTCTCTCCAATTTACCTGGTGAATCGGTGAAAGCATATTGGCTATATCTTTACCGAGAACTTTTACTGTTCTATTATACAAGTATGGTACATCAAATCCATCTACATTCCATCCACTTATAATTGTCGGTTTTATTTCATTATATTTTACAAAAAAACTGTTTAGTAGAGCTGATTCTCTGGAGAAGAATTCTACAAATATATTATTAGTATTATAGTTGTCCTTACCTTCACCGAGAACATAACAAAAATACTCATCAGTTACGTCATCATACACCGCGATAGAGTATATTTTATTATCAGCTTTTTTCGGATCTGGAAAACCTTCAGTAACTTCCACCTCAATATCAAAATACATCTTTCTATGACCTATAGAAATATCATCGGAATCTGTATACATATCAACCAATACTCTCATATCAGGATTTATATCGGATTCAAATAAATTAGGTTGGTCGTCATCCCACCTATATACCTTTTTTACTTTATCACCATACAAAGAAACAGAATCACCATTACTATTCTTTACATAAGCATATTTTTTATAAGGGAAAACTATATGTCCCTTTTCATCATCCCAAAGATGTATTTGTTTTTTATATGGGTCAAAATGAATATTTTGATACATTATTATAACCTTAATATACTAAAATTTCACGAGAAAGTCAAGAACTTTTTTGTAATACTTCTCCTGGTAATTCACACACATCATTATTACAAAATTTATCTACAACAGCTTCATTACCTTCTATTTGTCTAAACGACAAAAATCCTAATCCTTTAACTATCTTCTTATATGTCTTTTCATCAATAGCTTCATAAGGCATCTGTTTATATGCACCACCATTTGACCTAGGTAATAAAGAAATACCTTTCAAATGATACTGAAAATAATTCAACACATTTGGTAATTGGTCTCCTTCTGTTTCTGGGTCAAATGTAACTGTACAACTAACTTGGTTGTCTGCCCAATGTCGTTGTAAGAATGCGGCTAAACTGAATTGTTCCCATATTGTAAGTTCATTAGCTGTTCTTACACCCTCACCTACATCTACTGGTACTTCTACCACCATTGTAGTATCTTCTGAACCAAAGGCTGGTTCTATTTTATATCCTGCTTTTTTTAATGGTTCAATCAAGGAACTATGTTTAGACAATCTCATTCTACGTATGTAAAAACGACTCTCAGGATAGTGCATACCAGGTGTAGCTCCTACTAACAATGAAACTGTACCACTCGGTTTTACTGATGTAGTTTTAATAGAACGTGGTACTGCTAACCAATCTGAATACATTTTGTCCCAACCCTGTATTGTGTCATAACCACTTTCTAACCATGACCTCAACTCTTCTAATCCGTTTTTACTTATAAACTGAGCTACTCCACTCACACTACATCCGATTCTACGATTTCTCAACATAACTCTGTTGGTGTCAGGCCAATGTGTTTTACCAAGTGTTACTGTCTTAGCGTAGAGATAAGCATATTTTAATGTTCTATTATAATCTTCTAAATTCTTATGATTAACTGGAAATGTTTCTACAAGACAACAAAGTTCATAGGACTCCAAACTTTGTTCCAGACAAGGATTACCACCAGCTACTCTATGGTCTTTGTGATCTGCACCGTTCTTCATACGGGAATAACCCCTCATATTTTCTAACCAAGCGAAACCAGGTTCTCCATTACCATTTATTCTTTTACATACATCATTATAATCCATACCAATTTCAGCAAATATTGAATTATTTGAAGTCCAACCATAAGTTTCTCTATGTTTATTTACTTTATAATTTTTTAAATCTAAATATTCTTCATCAAATGGGTCACCAAATACAATCTCAGCTGTTCTACGGACATTACCAGCTACTACACATTTTCCTATTAAGTTCATAATATCAACAATAGCTGTTATAGAAATAGGCGAACCGATATTTTCATCCAATACCTGTCGTACAGTTTCATGTACCTCTTTTAGAGGTTCATGTCCGCTGGATACCCCACCAAAACCTTTGATTGGTTCTCCTTCAGGACGTACCTTTGTGTAATCAAACTCAACTATTGTTGTACCGTGAAAGTATGACTCTAACAACAATCTAACAGATTCTACCCAACCTTCTCTTGTATCTGGAATATCATATATTTCAGTTGTTCTACCTAAATTAGGACCTTTAATCAAAACCTCACCAGCACCTTTTACATCAAAACCAACTCCAACTCCTAACATTGAAGCATCCATTAAAAAACAAAATGGTTTAGCATAATCTTCTTTAATTGTTGATGTAGATACAAATGCACAGTTATTCAAAGCAGCATACAGACCCTTTTCTTCTGTAATAGGAGTTCCCATAGCCCAAAGACCACGACCAGGTGGTAAAAATTTCATATAAAAAATACGGTCATACATTTCTTGTGCTGACCGCTGTGCTTGCCAAGGATTCCAACCAAGTTGGTATTGATTAATCCAACTCATTTGCATAGTATATGTTCCCTCTACAACTCTACGAACTGTTTCCCACCACTGCTCATTTTTTCCATTCTCTTTAATTCTTGAGTAGGTTCTCATATAAACCAATTCACCTAAACCGTTAAAACCAAATGGTGGTTTTTTTCTTTTATATTTATTAATGAAATTTTCTGACAACTGAAACTTATCCATAAATAACAAATCTCCTTAAATTATAATCATTTGTTTTTCTGTGTCATTAGTAAATATAATATATACTATAATCTATCATTCAAAACCATCTACATTTTTATTCATATCATTATATTTGTTAGCTAACTGCTTTCTTAAATATTCTTCGGAATTATCCATCTTAGATTGTGTCTCCTTACCATATACAGATTGGTTATCATACACATCTAGTACTCCCGTAGTTGGATTCATAGTTGCTGGATAAGTAACTCCATCCAACCCAAACCTATTTTTAATTATATGAAGTCGTGCTGTATTCGCTATTTTATCTTCTACTTTTCTTGATAATGAAACCACAAAATCCGCAATCATAACTTTTGCATATGATTCTGAAACTTTTGTCGCGTCAATTATATCTTCTTCTAATGAACTTCTATTCGCTTGTGAAGCTGTCCATATAGGAATATCAACTTCTCCTGCTAATCCCCTTAAATCCTCATACACATTTTCTAAAACAAATCTTCTCTCTGTACCCACACCTCTTAATATATCAGCATAATCTACAATAACCAAATCTGGAATTATACCCTGTATTTCTACTTGTTTCAAATGAGCTTCTATTCCTTGAACACCAATTGACTTGGTTGGAAAATATTTGATTATCAAATTGCCTTTAAGCTTTTTAATTTTCTTTTCAACTTCTTCTTTATAATATTTTATATTTGTTGTAGGTATTCTACTAAAAACTGTATCATACCTAAGACCCACATAACTTTGGTTTAATTCTAATGTATAATGTATTACTGATAATCCTTGTTTTACCCCACTCGCTCCGATAGCTTGTAAACACCAAGTTTTACCCACACCTGCTGGTGCCACAATAACTCCAAGTTCTCCCTTACCCAAACCACCATCCATTATTTCATTTATAATATCCCATGAAGTTTTAATAGTATCTCTTGTTGATTTAGTTAATCGTTCCTCTAAGTTAGTTAAATAATCGTGTCCAATATCTTTTGTAGTCCCTGCTTTTAACGCTTTATCTATGATTACTTTAATTTCATCATATTCTTTATTTTGTAACAGGTCAACTGACTTTACAATAGCTTCTTTTAATGACTGATTTTTACAAAAAGTCAAAACTTCTTTTTTTACAAAATTCAAATCTGTAGCTTCTCTGTGATTCCAAGCATCTTTCAATTTCTCTATAACCGATGTTTTTAATATATCATTTTCTATTTCCCCTACTTTTATTTTTAACACTTCAAGAGTCGGAGGTGTTTTATACTCTATAAAATAATCTTTTATTGATTTAACCAACCACTTATTTGCATCCGAATCAAAAATACTTGGTTCTATAATATCAGATATAGTTTGTATAAATTCTTTATTACTCAATAAAGACATTATAATCTTTGATTGAAATGAAGAACCAAACTTTGTTAATGTATCAGTCATTTATTAGCTCACTCTCCATATAATTTCTTAACCCTCTCATTTTCCATTATTTGATAATTCTTTTTTCTATATCTTTCTCTAGCTTCTTTCTTCAATCGTTCTCTATTTCTATAATAATATTCCAGCTGCCACCGACGTTGTGCTTCTTTTCTTTCGTCCTCTGTAAAATATATACGTTTTCTACCCATGAGACTTCTCTGCCATTCTATTCAACCTATTAAAAGTAGTCATCAACCAACTGTTTAAGTTTGGTAAACCAGAATATAACTTATCTTCCATAAACATTTTTTGAAACTTAAACTTTATCATTCTCTGTATAGGACCATTTACCTGTCTAACAATTTTTGTTTTTGTTGAAGCTGATATATTAACATTATGTAACTGCATCAACTTCTCGTTCAATAACACTTGCTCCCTATTATTATATACATTTTTATATAATTTAAACTCGTCTTTTTTTTGTTCTGCTAATACCAACAAGTCTTTTACATTCGAATTTTCACTCTCCATTACAGAATCAAAATACTTCTGTATTGTTTTGATACCAGCTCCCCGTATTCCTGGTATATTGTCTGATTTGTCACCATCTAATACTCTATATAATAGAAAATTGTTTGGTGCTATCTCATAATCTTTTAAGACGCCTTCGGGATTATATAACTTTTTTCTAACAGGATTCCATATAGAAATTCTTTCATTAACTAACTGTAAGAAATCTTTATCTGTAGACATTATAGTAATCTTACTTTCTGTTAGTACCTGTTTTGTTATATAAGCTATAACATCGTCAGCTTCTATGTTTTCAGTACTGAATATCGTAAGAGGAAGTAAACTTAAATATTCTACACACCTTTTGAGCTGTAGAATCATATTGTGTCGTTCATCTTTTTGTGAAGAAAACTGTTCGACACGGTTTACTCTATATGATGTACGTTTTCTTTTCTTGTACTCAGGAAATAGTTTTCGGCGGCGGTGAGACCCACCCTTACCATCAAATACGATGATACAACGAGTGGGTCTTAACGTTTTTATGGAATAACCAACTGACTTAAGAAAACCAACTATTCCACCAACGTGAATTCCATCAGCGTTAGTAGTTGGTAAAACACTAAATACTCTTATAAAGGTATTCAGTCCATCTATTATCAGTACTTTATCATTAGGTTCACCGTTATCTACTTGACCGCCTTTTCTTTTTATCTCTTCGAGTATAGAAATATATCTATCATTGGGCATCAAACATCTTCTACTTCGTCAACTGTAACCGTTACATCATCTATTCCAAAGCTTTGGTCATATTTCAGAATAAGAGTGTCACATATCATATCATAGATGTGATTCTTGAAATCTTTATCTGATAATTTTTCTGACCAATTCTTAGATTGGAATTTGATTTCTTCTCCAGTATGGTCATCCATAGTATACCAAGCACCACTATTTTTAACTAACTTGTGGTCTTTTAATACTCGTAACCAACTACCAGGGTCATCAATACCTGTTTCAAAATACAAATCAAAATCGGCATGTCTCATCGGAGGTCCTAATCTATTTTTGATTACTTGAGCTCTGATTTTCATACCAATTGTATTCTTACCAGTATCCTTGATTTGACCAAGATTTTTTAACCTGATTCGAGTTGAAGCGTGAAATGGTAAGGCTTTGCCACCACTTGTAGTCCAGGGGTCACCGAACATCACACCAAGTTTTTGTCTTAACTGATTTGTAAAGACAAGAGCTATCTTCTCTCTACCAATCATCTGTGTGATTTTCCTCATAGCTTTTGATATAATGATAGCTTTAGCTGTTGCCCAACCTTCTTTATCAAAGTCACCTTCCAACTCTACCTTAGTTGTAGCTCCAGCTAATGAATCTACAAGTATAGCTACTAGTCTATCCTTATCCGACTCACGTACTTTAGCTACTATCTCCTCTATAGCTGAAAAAACATCCTCTACTGTCTCCAAATGAAGATAGAGCATGTTGTTTACATCAATACCAATAGCTGCTAAAAACTCAGTACTTACAGAAGTTTCTGTATCTATGTATACTGCTACCCCACCCTGTCTTTGTGTCTCTGCCAGGATATGAGCACCAAGTAATGATTTACCACTCGATTCTAAGCCATTAATTTCAGTGATTCTACCCACGGCTATTCCACCGTGCGCTTTATTTGAAATAGCTAAGTCCAACATTGTTGAACCTGTGGACACAAACTCCTTTATATCGGTAGGTGTTATATCCGTACCATCAAGAAAGTAAGCTACTTTTGATTCGCTAAACTGTTTATTTAGATTGTCAGCTAATATACTAGCTAACTCATCTCGTGAAGTCATTTTCAGACCTACTTATTGAATAGTTCGTCGAATGCAGCTGATGCGTCAGATACTACATTTTCAGTAACAGTAGATGATTCTTCTACTCCTTCACTTCCTTCTGTATTTTCGTCTGACGGATTTAACCAATCATTTAATATCTCTGTCAACTCATCATAAGTTTTTTCTTGATATATCTCACGAATATCCATCTGTTTATCCAAGAGATTTTCTAACAAAGAAGAATCGTCTGTGAGAGGTGTTTGATTAGGTTTTACACGAATAGTGGTCTTAGGAAATGAAGCACCAGTTTCTTCAGCTGTCTTGAACTCTACAGAAACATCCCTACCATTTACAGGGTCAGTAATGTCACCATAATCAGGGTCAGCTATAATAGAAAGTAGTTCTTGATAAACCATCTTACCAAATCCCCAAAACTTAACTCCTTCACTTTCTTCACCACGAACTACTACTGGAGTAAAGGTTCTCATCTTAGCTTCAAGTTTCTTACCAAGTCGGTAATCTTCTTTATTACCACCTGTCTTTAACTTATCAGCAAACTCCTCAATCGGGTCTGGGCGACCAAAACTGACTGGGGATAAATGAGACCTATCTCCTAAATCGTAATGAAAGTACAACTCAATAAACGGATTATCTTTGTTGTGCTTATACGGTAAAATCCTCAGCTGAGTTCTACCAGGTGAGGGTTTCCAAAGATTTGAAGTCCGTGTGTTTGTTGTTTGTAGTTGTGTGAGTTTCTTGCGAATTGCGTCTAGATCCATTTTGTATCTCCTTATTATTATTTATTAATTTACAATTCATAGTTGTTATTAAAACAACCTTCATCAATAATATATATTATTGAACTTCCGAAAAATACAATTTATTTTTCGGTATTATCCCAAGTTTTTACATCTACTATAGTATAAATTCTTGTCCTTATTTTATTGAGGCCTTCTTCATTTGTCAGTAGTAAACTATTTTGATAACTTTCCCAAGGTATTGGAAAACTCTTATCTAACTTACCATTATTCAATTCTCTAATAGTTTCATTCAATGCATTGATTGTATATAAAGTATTTGTCTGTTTCTTTCTGTGGAGTGATATAGTGTCAGGTACTCCTTCTATAAAATTTTCATCGTACTCTACATTGTAAGTACAAATTAATTGGTGATGGTCATCTTCATTTTGAAACACATAAATTTTATCAAAAACAATTTCATTACATTCTATGATTAATTTTACAGTATCATAGAATCTGTTTCTACG